GTTTGAATTGATACATCAAATACACTGCGGGGGCACTCCATCGTACTATGTCGATTACAAAACATTCATCGATAATACTTAGTGCTATGAGCATGGCGAAGGACAGATTGGTAGGTCTGGTTGAGCAATCCCTTTCTGGTTGGCTCGACGCTCCCTTTCAGGACAAGATGTTAGATCATTCCACATACCTCATGGGAGGTAGAAGAGTGAAACTCTCTAACGATTTTGTCGTGAATGTCACACAAAAAATAAAACAAAAGAAAAAGCCCTTTGTATCACAAGATGCGTTGACTGGAGATGACGCGTCAGTCCAGGAGGACTCGAGGGGAGAATGGAATTCCCTCTTCGAGAGTGCTGCTTCAACCGTTGACTGTATCTTTTCGGAGATCGTGGTCGCCTTTGAGCCGAAGCATTGGAAACGTCCAGATTCGGAAATTTCGGATTTGGCTTCGTCCATTTTGGTATGGATGGATTTGTTCTTTTTGGGTATTTGGGATAAGAAGCTGAAGCATTCGATCAACCACCTCTTTGTAAAATTAGAGAATGATTGTCATTCGGATCCGGCTGACTTTACCGAGTATCCTGAGAAGTTTGAGTCCTTCCATAAGGATGGTTTCCTGCTAGTAGGTGCATTGGGCAGGTCGGTTAGGTTTGTGCTCTCGAGGGGAGTTAGTAAGACTCTTTCTCGAGTAGGTCGTTGGTCGCTCCTTCAGGGATTAAAGAAGGGGTTGCCGCATGTGAGCGCTAAACGCGTCCTGGAGAGTGCGTATAAACATAAAGCCGCTCTCTCGAAAGAGGAGAAGTCGACTGAAGCCATGTTGTCAGCAGTTGAACGTACAACGAAGGAACTCTTCAAAGGTGTAGAGTTGTCCTTGTCTGAACCATCTGATCTTTTCACATTCTCGCACAGTTCGTGCGCTGAGTTGGGAAAGAAAGATGATGGAGTGAACGGTTGGGCCATCCAATCCGTGTACGGTACACTGACAAATGAGCAGGTCTTCTCTCTTATTTCGGGAGAGCAGCTGGTACGCATGGGCTATAACCCCCATTTGGGGGTCCAGGAGCTCCACGGTCCCTCGATACTCGCGTGTGAATTACTGCGAGAATTGAGGCAACCGGGCGTTTGGCAATGGGACGAAACCGTGTCGAAGAGCTGGGAGGAGCCGGAGGGCGAGGGATGCAATCACCAGTACGATTGGGAGTGCCACAAACATGGCACTTTCGATTACTGCTGGGAACGCAGATGGGGTGATGTTCAGCGAGAACGTTTTTTCTTTTGTGTTTTGAAATCGGAGCTTGCTTCGAGATCTGCTCTAGTCAACAAAAATTGGACTGGTTCAGTAGAAACATACGTGAAATTCATTCTTGAACCGTTAAAGGTTAGGACTATCACTAAAAGTCCCTTCAGAGAGAATGCTCTCTACACCTGTCTTCAAAAACAGATGTGGAAGTGTCTCCGAAGGAATCCCATTTTCCGCCTGATCGGGGAAAGCGTTGAGGTCTCTCACATTGAGGAGATCCAAGAACGCGCCTTTAAGCTTGAGAAGACGTGGAATCGAAGTGGGAAGACAAGGGTCTCCCGCCCTCAGACAGATTTTGAGTTTACTGCTGAGGACCTATTTTCTTTTTGGGTGAGTGGTGATTACAGCGCTGCTACCGATGGTCTACACATGGATGCCACTAAGAAGTGCATCGATGCTATGACCCAGAACGAGACTATTCGTGAAATAATGAAAAAATCTCTCTGTGGTGCAACTGTCTCATATCATAACTCATTTGGAATGGAGCTCGATGATGAAGTTCTTCCGACATCCTTTGACATGAGCCAAGGTCAGCTCATGGGATGTATCTTGTCCTTCCCGATACTTTGTATATTGAACATATCGGCCTACCGCGAGTCTATGGAGCGGTATCTCGGGCGTAGGATCTCTCTGAAACGCTTACCTGTCATCGCTAATGGGGATGATATTCTGTTCCCTTCGTGCACAGCCCACTATCATGTGTGGGAGAAGTGCATTGGGGAAGTAGGCTTTACCAAATCTCCGGGAAAGAATTACACGAGTCCTAGCTTTTGTATGATTAACTCTACTTACTTTGAGTTTCATCATCAGCATGGGATCCGTAAAATTCCTTTCCCGAACATGGGTATGGTCTTTGGGCAGAAGAAGGGTTGCGTGAAGGAGAATGATCCGAAGACTTTTAATGAGAGTCTTTGGCGCCTTCCAGGTCAGTTCAAGGACTTGGATCTCTTGGATGGGTATCCAGGACTTCAGGAGCGTATGGAGCGGGCAATTTTGGAGCATCGCCGGGACATTGAATTCTCTCACCTCCCTCTGGAGGTGTTGGGGTTCAGGCGTCTTAAGACCGAGAATTCGGCACATTGGGCATTTTGGGACTTCCTCCAGTCGGAGAAGGTTACCGGGGTTCCCATGGACGGCATTTTTGAATCAGCCCCTGCTACGTTGTTGAATCCTTGGCTTCCCCTCATGGGAGAGGAGAAGCTCCCCCAGATGGTAAATCTCTGGAGAGCGTTCAATAAGGCAAATGTAGGCAAGAAGTTCCCATCACACCAGTTTTATAGACAGAATTGGGTGAGGAAGGGGATGCGGAGGATCATCGACCAGGTTTCGCCGGAGCAGCGCCCTAAGCAGCGACTTTTGAAGTCGTGCGGGCTGGGATCCGTGGAAACAGGACAGCGTTCTCTCTTCGGTGAACCACCAGTATATGGGGTGGATCGAGAGTGCCAGACACACGCTTTAAACAGTGTCGAGCAGTCAGACTATGAGGTGGCCGGGAGGGCCCACCTCCTCTAGACGGGCAACGTTTCAGATCGAGTCACTTCTCCTGGGCAT